ATGAAGATCAAGCATGGCAGCGCGGTGGTGCCCATCTACAAGGGCCGAGTGCGCAGATGGGATTGCTACACCGTGGCTTATCACATGAATGGCAAGCGCGTGCGGCGAAACTTTGGCAGTCTTGAAAAGGCCAAGGCTGAGGCTCAGTTGATGGCCCGCAAGATTCAGGAAGGTAAATCCTCCAGCAACGATCTGACTTCTGCTCAGCGAGAAAACCATCTCGCTGCGGAACGTCTGATGGCTCCCTTCAATATGCCGCTGGTGGCTGCGGTTGAGGAATACGCACGCTGCCGACAGTTGCTCGGGGATGTGCCACTGATGGCTGCCATCCAGGAGTTCGTGCGGCGAAATCGAGGCGTGCAACTCGGGGTGAAAGTGCCGGACCTGATTGCTGAGTTTGTGAAGGCAAAGGCGGAGGACAATCTGAGCCGCATCTATCGGTTCCAACTATCTGGAAGCGTGAAGCGCTTTGCCGCCGCCTTTCCTGGTGAGATTTTGATCATCAAGTCTGGCGATATTGACCGGTGGCTGCGCAGCCTCAATCACACCCCGGTGACTCGCAATTCGTTGCATCGCTGCATCAAGGTGTTCTTCTCCTTTGCCAAGTCTCGCGGCTACTTGCCGCAGTCGGAAGCAACGGCGGCAGAACTGGTGCCGGTTGCCAAGGAGGGCGAGACGAAGACGGAAATCTTCCAACCAGCGGAGATGACCAAGCTTCTTGCCGCAGCTTCATCGGAGGAGTTGGCGCTCCTGGCCATTGGCGGATTTGCCGGGCTGCGCATGGCTGAGATCAAACGTTTGGACTGGAAGGCGGTAGATCTGGACCGGCGAATCATCACCTTGAGGGCGGATCAGGCCAAGACGGCGTCGCGGCGAATCGTGCCGATCAGTGATAATCTGGCGGCATGGATTGAGCTATTGCCAAGAGAGGGCAAGGTGGTTGGCAAGGTTGCGCCTGATCTCACCAAGTTGGCGGAAACGCTTGGCATGGAATGGCCTCGAAATGCGCTTCGGCACTCCTACATCAGTTACCGTCTGGCCGTCGTCAAAGACGCCGCCAAAGTGTCTCTGGAGGCGGGCAACTCGCCAGACATCATCTTCAAGCACTATCGCGAATTAGTCACGGAACCAGAAGCCAAGGAATGGTTCGCCATCATGCCGGCCAAGGGCTGGGTTCCGCCTGAGCCGAAGAAGCCGAAACCCATGCCCCGTCGCCAGAGGAAACTCGTCGATGCCATTTTGGGTTGAGCCTTGTTGCGCAACGAAGATCAGAGTCCTGCCGCCTGCTTCCACGCGAGATCCATGTCGGCGCTCGTCATGCCGAGTGCGGCTCCGAGCTGGATGACGAGTGGATGATCTCTATGATAGTCGCTCGAAAACTCCCACTCGATCTGAGCGGTGGTGCGTTGCGGCTCGGGCAGGGCTGCGATCAGCGTTGGGATTTGTTCCAGCAAGCCCGCGCCATGGAGCCAGAGACGTAGCTGCCGGGCGGTGATGGCCGGCAGGCGAGCGCGGAGACGAGTCTGTTCTGCGGTATCCAGCGCGGCAGTGATCTGCTCCTCGCTGGGAAGTGGAGATCCATCCGCCGAGACATAACTGCCACCCGGCTGCATGATCAAACCCCTGCCCATCTGGCGCATGGCGAGGGACAGGCGGGCGAACTGGCGAGCCGTATCGCCAGTCATGGAAACTGAATTGGAGGTGATCGTCATCATGGGAGTTAGCCGTCTTCTCGGCGGTTGGCGAAATGGGACCGGATCGCGTAGCGAAGTCCGAAAGGTGCTGCAGGTGTCCAGGTCAGCAGACCGTTATCGGCGTGAGTCAGGTGGATGGAAGGATCGAGCGTCTTGATCAAGACATCGTTGCGCTCCAGGTAGCGCCGGTCCTTCAGTTCACCGTGCCAGAGGTGACTGGCCGTGCCAGGAACACAGCCCATGGCGCGGCCTTTGATCCAAGCCTTCACCGGAGTGGCCCAGGCATCATAGTGGGCGCGCAAAGCCGGGTTCATGACGATGTGGCCGGGCTGGTCGTAGTCGAGGACAGCGGAGGCAAAGCCTACATCACCATTACCCACCACGAGGTGTTCGTAGAGACCTCCGCGTCGTTGAGTCCACAAAGCACGCCTTGCCGCCATGGCGAAACCGGGATGCGCAACGCAGCGATGAAGCAGATCAGGCTCCTTGCCGATGCCAGGGCGTTCCATGCTCACGCTGTCATCGTGCGCGAGCCATTGTGCTTTGGAAAATGGCTGGACGACGGGGAAAAAGTCCAAGGCACGGGCGGTTTGATCGAACCAATGCTCGCTGCTGAAGAGGATGTCTGCGTCCACCCAGGCAAGCGCCTCAAAGTGGCCTACCACCATGGTTGCTGCGATGTTCAGCAGACATTCCTTCTGCATCATCACCTGGTCATTGTCGGCGGTGATCTGCTGCCAGCCAGGCATTCCTGTCGTTTGCAGAGGATGCCCTGGCAGTTGAGCCTCCACCCCGTAAACGGGCAGGCCCTTGGTGGACTCCAGAAAGCGGCGCAGGTTTTGCCGAGGCCGCTCAAAGCCGAACCAGTTGTAGTGACAGGTAATGATGGCGAGCTTCATGCGTTAGTTCGTGTAGCGCCCACGGACTCGCAGCCACAGACCGTTGAAAGTTGGCAGAGTGCTGTAGGCATCGGGCATGCCGGTGTCGAGGTAGACATCGAGCTTCGACCCAGCAGGCATGGTCAAAGCGCCATTGACGAGAAGAGGAATGCCGAGGCCCTTGGCATCGCTGTTCGGGAAGTATTCATAAAACCAGAAGGACTGGGCATACAGGCCGCCAGGGGACGAAGAGTTCGGCGCGTCGGTGCCATAAACGATGATGTTCGACTGGAAGAAATTGTCCGCCATTCGCGGAGTCGCATTGCGCATCGCAAGGCCGATGTGCGTGATCACCGCATCACGCGGCAGAACGAAGATCGAGCTGGATTGAAGCGAGTCGTAACTGGTTTGGCTACTAAGCTGCAAAGGGATGAGCAGATCGAACATCTGTCCCGAGGCTCCATTGCTCTGCACGAAGGCCACGAGCGCGGCATTGTCGCTCGGAGTGCCACTGGTGATCTGGGACCAGGCATGGCTGTGCGTGGTCGGCGGAAATGTGCTGGGTTTGCCCGTCACCTCATTCCAGGAGCTTGGGAAGGAGGTGGGTTTGCTGGTCACGTTCGACCAGGTCACTGTGGGATTGCTGGCACCACCGGCACTGTTGATAGTGATCGTCTTGGTTTCCTCGTTGAGGGTGAAGGTGACGTTCGATCCAGCCACCAGCCTCGCCTTGATCCAGGCCCACGCGGCGTCGGCGGCTGGATCAGGGGCCGTGTCGCCGGGGCGTGAAGGCGAATTGCGCAGCGTGATCGGAAAAGCCAGGGACTTGCGCGGATGAGGAAGTTCGCTGGTGATTTGCCACTCGATCTGCGCGGTCAGGGCAATGGCTGCGCTATTGGCGAGAGCGACTCGCAAAGGCTCAGAATCTGCCAACAAGCTGAAGGTGTAGTTCGTCTGCGCATCTGAACCAGCCACCGTCCACGAGGTGTCGAGCAACACAGGCGAGCCGCTCTCAGCACCTGGCAGTTTCACGGTCAGCTTCCCTGTCGTGTTGGCGGGAAGAGCCACAGGCACGTTGTCCTGCTCGAAGGTGACGCGCAGAACGAACAGCGTGCCCAGAATTCCGCTGAGCGACGGCATCGTCGAACTCACATTCGATGCCGTGACTTCTCCGGTGCCTGCATTGATGCAGAGATGCTGCTGGTCCATGCCTGACGTGGGATGTCAATCACACCGTGGGCAGCACCATGTAGGTCACATGAGAACCCGCGAGAGCCGTGATGGCGCTGTTGGCGATTTCGGAAGCGAAGCGGGCGATCACCTCACCATCCGCCGCAGCGGTGAGCGTGCCTTCAATCATTGCCAGATTGCCGGAAGTCAGACTGCTCAGATTGGCTGCGGATGGCAGGTTGTAGGCGCTGGCGAAGTTCACCGTCTCGGTGGTGGCCGTGAGTGTGTAACGTGATGTGCAATGAAGCTGGCTAAGCGCCGGACCATTGATGCTCCAGCGGCTGCCAGTCGCCGTGGCGGCGGCATTGTAGGGGATGGTGAACTTGAATGCGTATCGCTTGCCGCTCTGCACCGGAAACTTCAACCCCGTGACATCGAGGAGCGTGTTCGCAGTTGCGTGGCTGTTGATGACATTGCTGGTGATTGCCACTGTGATTGGGGTGAGCAGAGGCAGCGTTGGCCCCTCCTGCGAGGCTGGCGCTCCAGGGATAGTTTCCGTGCCGCGCCAGACATTGTTGTGCAGCACGAACTCCACCGTGTGGGAGCGATCTCCCCAGGGCACGCTGTCCGTTTCACGCCAGGCGAATTCGGCCATGAGACTCATGCGGCCTGTGTCCGTGTTTTCGCCGGCGGGATCGGCCACCTTGAGCAGTTCGTTGAGCTTGTCGGTGGCGTAATTGATACGCCCCTCATAGACCTTTCGGGAACTGTCGAGCGTCCAGGATTCGGCCAGGGCGCAGGTTTGATCGACCTCATACTTGCCCCAGGGTTTCACGATGAACCGGAACTGCGACAACGCTGGAGCCGTCCATGCCTGCCCATCACGCAGGAGTGTGAGTTGGATTTTGGCACCTGTGCCACGCTTGGCTTCAAGCAGAGCCACCGGAGAAGCGAAGCCCTCGGCGACGATGAGCTGTGAGGTGTCGGTATCGAAGATGAGTTTCATGAGTCGTCTTTGCGTTGTTGATCCAGCAGTCCTTGGAAATACTCGGCTAGGCTCATGAGGTCGGGCACGAAGGCCAGACCACTGATGCGCGGCCACTGGTAGGGATTCTTGTCAACCGCAGACCCGAAAGCGCCCAGCACATAGGCCGCCATGTGGCGCAGTTCGCGCAGCCTCATCACGCCCGTGGATCGCGGGAACTGATAGGGTTTTACTGATGAAGAGGTTCGTTTGTTGGACTTGGAAAAGTCAGTGACGCCCTTCGCCTCCCATTTGAGGCCGAGCTGCGGAAACAACCAGGTGGCGTAATCACGAAGCAGCCACGCTGGCAGCACTCCTTTGCTGCGCTTCCATTCATAGGGCTTCGGGGTTGGTCGGCTCATTAAGGTTTAGCGCACGACCGCACGCGGCACGTATTCGGTGGTGATGGAGGTGAGCCAGAGCGGCTTATCGAGCAGTTGTTCGGACTGGATGCCTTTGAGCGACCAACCCCAAGGCCAATTAAAGGTGAAGCCCGCGCTGGAATACCAAGGCTGCGCGAAGATGTCCTTCACCAGTGGTGCATTTTGCGGCGTGAGATGGCCGGGCAGCTTGTCCGTTGGCGGCGGATCGGTGGAAAGGAAAGTGTCCACGACCACGACACGACTGCTGTCCAGATTGGTATAGCGTTGATCTGCCCAGCCCGTGTAAACGCCCAACTCGTTGGTGAAGGTGGTGCCCGTGAGGCTGAGCGTAGTGGATGAATTGACCGGCTGATTATTGACCGTGATGCGACGCTTGCGCGCTTTGGGTGCCAGGATGCCTTTGCAGTCCAGCGAGAGCCGCCAGACATGGCCGTTGAGATCTTCCTTCTCGATGCCGACGATCCACATGGCCGAAAAGCCCGGAGCCAGGTCACCTTGGGAGAACTGATCTGGTTTGACGGTCAGCAGATCAATCGGTCCCTCATCCCAACCCTCCTCAGGCAGACGGATGCGATTGGCTTCGATCTTGTCAGCACCACGGGCGAGCCCTTCACACTGAAGACGATGGATGAAGACCGGGCCATCCGGCTTGGTCTGCACCTCTTTGATCCGCATGTTGGTCCGCCGTGGCGGAGCGCCCCCATGATGAAACGTGTCTTCACGATCCGTCTGCCAAACCTGCACGGTGCTATCCAGTCCATAGGGACGGACCACCAGATCCTCGGGCTCAATCTCCAGGATGCGCGGTCCGTGTTCGATGTAGGGGGCCGAGATCATTTCAGTGCCTCCAGGATTTGTGGCAGGATCTGAGCGACCATCTGCGCGGCCTGCTGGGAAGTGCCGTTCTCAGTGGGCGCTTTGTCGACGGCAGCGTTCTGGGCAGCGCGTTGGGCCAGCGGATTGTCCTGACTACCGCCTTTCAAACCCGGCATGAAGCGGTCGTAGGAATCCTGCACTCTGGAACGAGCGTCGGCCATCCTCTGCTCCGCACGACTCCGCGCGTCATCGGCAGTTCCCTGGCTCAGAGCCGAATATCCCTGAATGCGTTGGCGACCTCCATCCTGCCGGTTGGCCGCACGTTCTTCCAGAGCACTCTTGGTTTGGGCGATGCGGAGAGCTTCCTGCTGGGATAGGCCAGTCTCTTCCGCAATGCGCCTTGCCTCCTGCTGGATGCGAGCCTGACGCTCCAAAGCATCTGCCTCCTTGTTGCGCCCACGGGCACGCAACTCCAGCACCTGGAGATCGTTGGCCATGCCTGAACGAGCCTGGTTTTGCTGTGCGGTCTTTTCAGCTTCGGCCTGCTGCTGACGGTCCTTCTCCGCGCTGATCTGTTGTTCGAGCGTGAGGACGTCGCCGAGCAATTTCTGACGCTGAAGTTCGAGTTGCAGAACCTCCTCAGTGTCCTGGCCGCCCTTGCCTTCCATGTAGGCTTTGTCGCGAGCCGCCTTCATCTTCGCCTCGATCTCGGCCACGTTGCCTTTGGCGAGTTCGAGGTTCTCATCGGGCGTGAGTTGTTGTTTCAGATTTCCATCCTTGGTCTGGTTGATCTGCTCGCGAATGCCTTGCATGCGCTTCTCCTGCGCTTCGAGTTCCTTCTGTCCCTTCTCGATGCTCTCGGCGGCCTCCTTCTGAGCAGCAGCAATCTTCTTGGCCCAGTCGGCGGCTTCTCGCGCGGCCTCACGTTGCTTTTCCTGAGCGGCAGCCGCTTCTTCGGATTCGAGTTTGGATTGAGCAAGTGCAGTTGCCGCCTGTTCGACGCGCTCGGTGAAGCTGCCATCCAAGCCACCGAAAAGAGCCACACCAGATACCGCAGCGAAGTCGGCAAGGCCTAGGAGCGATTCGGCCGTCCAGGCCTTGAGCTTCAGAATGCCGCTATCGAGCTGATCATTGAAGTCGGCCAGGCGTTGGACCTGTTCTTCACTCAGCACTGGAGTGTCCGCGAGTGCCTGCAATTCCTCACGCCCCTGCATGAGCAGCGGGATCAACTCGGCCCCGTTGCGGCCCATGAGATCAAACACCTCCGCGAACCCTTCGCCGCGCCCGCGAGCACTGATGAACGCTTCGGAAAGCGCCATGATCTGCTCCACCAGCGACATGGAGCGTAGCTTGGAAGCGCTGACGCCAAGTTGTTTCAGGGACTCAGCCGTCTTCTCACTGTTCTCCGCATCCGCCAATGAGCGGGTGAGTTTTGAGACACCGCCGACGAGTGTTTCCACATCGCTGCCTGAGAGCTTGGCCATGGCACCCAGGCGCTGGAGACTTTCGACGCTGGTATCGAGTTGGACGGAGAGATCACTAAGCCGGTCAAAGTCGTCGATGACCGACTTGAGTCCTGTCAGGGAACCGACGGCCGCAGCGAGCTGGCCGAAGCCGCCCACCACATCAGCGCTCATCGCCTTGCCCAGTGTGCTGCGGGCACGACTGGCAAAGCCTGACAGAATACCCTGAGCTTTTGCAGCCCCGGCCTGCAGGTCCGTGTTATCCCAGCCAAGTTCGACTTTTGGTGCTGCCATTGCAGGCAGGGCTGGTTGTCAAACCTTGGACTTGAACCATAATGACAGGCAACCACCCTTTATGCCCTGTCGCCTTTGCGGTTCCGACCAACCTCTTGTAAATTCTCACATCGTTTCCAAGTTTCTGTGGAAACTGAGTGGGATAATTGGGGCGCAAAAAAAGTTTGATGCTTTTTGTATCAATGACGAAGCGAAGTCACAGAGACATCAACAAGATGGTTTCAAGGAGCAATTGCTTTGTTTCTGTTGTGAGCAGCGTCGATCAAAGTTTGAGTCCGTTGCTCGAAAGGCTGTATTTGGACGCATCCGTGCTCTGGGTTTTAGCAAAGGCTCAGTTATACTTGATGGGTTGGACTACCGAGCAATCAAACTTTTCACAATGTTCCAATTGTGGATGATGGGAATTTCGACTCACCCATTTTACGCTCATGTTATTCTTGGTCCACACGCGGAAAAATTAGCTTCATTACTTTTGGCTGATGACCCAGGGGACACGTGGCTTTACGGCAGCACTTTAGCAGTCATCAATTGTAATAATGCGAGTCTGCCTGGGATATTCACACAGCCTGAACGAATTAAACTCTGGGGACATAATGTTTATCGTTTCGTATTTGCAGGACTTCATTGTTTCTTTTTTGTGTCCAGCCACGCACCAGAGCGAGAATGTCAGAGTCTTTTTTTACAAAAAGACGGAACTTGGCCAATCTTCTCAGGACCAATCACAGACTATCCCCACGTGATGCAAAAAATTCGTGCTTTCAAAAAGTTCGTTCAGCCCGAACCCGCTCCCACCAGCGCCCTGTTTCCGACAGCATGCGGTCTGGCCACAGCATTGCCTCGCCCTCCATAAGGCGCAACGCATGCACATAGGCACGCCCTCGGGAGAGCGGCAGTTGCCAGCGGATGTAATCTTCGGTCCAGCCCGTGCCGCGCGCAATCACTGTGATGTATTGCGCCTCCGACACGGGCAGGGCTAGTTTCCCAAGTCGCCTCGTTCGGAAGGTTCGGGCACGGCCTTGTTGATGCCGGCTTCATTGAAGATCTGAAGGGCGAGATTCACTGCCGCCACATGCTTCGACCGTGGCACGTTCAAGTCACCCCAGGCTTCGATGGTTTCCAGGAACAGAGGCAGATCAGCACGCACCATCCGCCAGTCGGCAGGCTCATGGCTGCACAGCCAAAGGATCTTGATCGCGTCCGCCAGGAAGGTGGTGAGCTGCTCCAAGGTCTTGGACAACGGCAGCGCCCCATCGGCAGCACGCAGTTTGTAGAACAAGGCCTCGCGTCCTGAACTGTAGCCATGAAGCGTCACGGGCTGGAAGCAGCCCTTCTGCTCGATCCAGACTGGCCATGTGTGCTCGGCATCAAAGGCGTTTTCACGTTCCGTTTGAGCTGCGTTGAGGACTGCCTCGGGCACAGCGTCCCGGTGGACCTTTCGTGATGGCTTCTTGGTCGGCTCGGGATCGAGCCGGAGTTTGGATGGTGATGGTTTCATGCGATTCGGAAATGGCGTTGCACCCGGTCGAGCATGTCATCGCTCGCCTGCTCAGAAACAAAGGCGGAGCGCAGAGAGCGAGGCTTGCGCAAGAGCACGCGCCGGCCTGTGGCATGGAGATGCCGGAGGATTTGATCATGCACACATCGGGCGTTGTAGGCACTGACTAGCGGATGCTGTGGTTCACTCTGTTCCAGGCGACCTTCACGAAGCTGCTGGATGAGTGCTTGAGCATCAGGCCGCATCCATTCACCGCTCGGAGCCTTCACCGAATGCCCGAAGCGTGGCAGTCGGAACAGTCCGTTCTCATGCTCAATCATGGGGATGCCAATCACGCCTAGGGCGGCAACAAGCCCCGCATCGGTGGTTTCGATCAGTTCATCCGCATCGCGCAGGCTCGGCAGTTCATCGCCGTCCGTGTAGATCGTGGCGTGATCATTACCCACCAACGTGAGCCGGATGCGATCTTCGTTGCGCAACGAAGATGCGATCATGTTGGCGTTGTGACAGGCGCGCAGACTGCACAGAAAGGGATGCAACGGATCTGCCTGCTCCAGGCTGCCTGAATGCCAGTCGTTGTTCAGGCCATCGGTGGTCAGGGAGTTCCAGAGCGACTGAAGGCCCACATAAAACGTGGTCACTTCTTCGCCAGTGCGATCATCAAGCACCACATCCGTGCGGATTGGAAACCCCAGGGCTCCCAGACAGGACGCCAAGCTCAGGCTGTGAGTGGGCCACCAGCCTTCGATCATGGTGCGATGCCTGGGAACATTTCAGCGGTGAAGCTGACCTGGGGTTCATCCGTGTCGCTCAGTTCGCGTGTCGGGTCCTTGTAGATGATCTTGCCTTCAGTGGGCGAGAACCCGTGGACGGAGCTTTGGAAATTGGCGAGCGCTGTGATGGCGGTGCCGGGATGCTGATCGGCAAAGCCTGTGGCACTGTTGCCGACGATGATGCCTGAGAACTCAAAGGTGATGCGCGGGTTCTCGGCGCGGACGTAGGACACCATGCGCTGGCTGTTCTTGCGCTCCACATACTCGCGTGTCGGCTTGATGGAGAGCTTGGTGACCAGCACGCCCGTCTCGTCGGTGAGATCGTAGGCAGGACGTGTTCCGTGTTCGATGATGGCTTGCACTGGCATGGCTGTGCTCAGGCGGCGGGTGTCAATTCAGCGGACTGCGCGCTGATCGAGAACCGAGTGGTGTGGCTGCGAGTCCGATCCTCGCGATTGAGTTCACTCTCGCTGCGGGTGATGCGCAGGCGGCGGATGTCCCAACCCGTGCGATCAACTTCAGGCAGCGTGGCAAGCCATGCGAACAACGCTCCACGATTGGTCAGTGCAGATCGCAGTGAAGCTATCCAGATGGCCTCCATCAGCACCGGGGTTTCATCGGCATGGGTGTGCAGGACCATGATGCCATTGGCCTCGATCAACCTGGTGTGCGGAAACTCCAACATGTCGATGTGGCAGAAAACGCAGGGCCTCTGCCTTGCGGTCATTTCCAGGCCTATGCCGATGTTCAGAGTGGTCGACAGTCCGTTCTGCTGCCTGACATGCGTGAGGTAATCAGCGAGCAGTTTAGCGAGTCTGTATTCGAGCGAGGGTTGGTCATTCATGCCCTACTTGCCTTGTCGAAAAGCACGGGCAGCCATGGCCTTGAGTTTTTCAGCCATGGCATGTTGAAGCCTTGTTCGAGCCCGGCGTTCCGCCTGGCGAAGCTGGGCATCGTTGCAGGCTTCAGGCGCATAGCTCACCTGGTTCTGGAGCTCGATGTTGGCTCCTTTGTCGCCGCGTTTCACCATGGCCGTGCCCTGCGAAGTTTTGTGGGCTCCGGTGTTCGCCCATCTGGGAATACCGCGCACAGTGCCACCCAAGGTTTTGGCCGCTGCGATCCAGCCAGCTTTTACCGCGCCGATCTGCCTCTGCACTTTGGTGATGTAGCGATCAAGAGCCTCACCCTTGGAAATCACCGCCAGTGTTTTGGCACTGTCTGGCACGCGGCCATAGCGCGCCGTGCGGGCGTTCTTGTGGAGGTCCGCGCGAATAGCTCCGATGGGAATGCCCGCCTTGGCGCACAGTTTGCGCAGGATGCGCCGAGCCTTTTCCGGTTCGCCGTTCTTGTCGGCACGCCAGTATTCACGAGCAAGCACGGGATCAGCGGCTTCGAGCTGCTTGAAGGCTGTGCCCAAGTTGTCAGCGCGTTTAAAAATGCGGTTGATGTCCGCCTTGATGCGAGCCGCCAGTTTCTTGAAGGGTTTGTCTGTCAGGCCAAACGGCAGCGTGATCCGCGCACTCTCCACAGCCAGCGTGCGGACTTCCTGGATGAGCAGCTTGTCCATCGGGCGCTGCACTTCTTTGGGGAAGAGAGCGATCTGCTTCTTGATCGGGTCGAGACCCGTGACTTTTCCAGTAACGCGCATGTCAGGGATCAACAGGACCGAGTTCCAGGGTGACGATGGCGTGAGGAGGACGGTTCATCACGGCTTTGATGCGGTAGTCCTTGTTCTCCCAGCGCACGATCTGACCGCTGTGCGGAATGTCCGGGATGGAAGTGCGTAGCACCTTGGCATTGAAGCGCACCTCATCGACTTCACCACCCAGCATGAGCTCACCCGACAGCATGGGCTCGGAGATCAGGGCCAACGTGGGCTGCCCCTGGTAGAAAATGACCTTGCCGAAGTCCTGGAGGATTTCAGAAAAGTCGGCGGCGATTTCATCGTGGATGGACATGCCATGCGGTTCACGTCAAAACGAAGCAGCCCTCCCCGCACAAGGCGAAGAGGGCTGCACCCGAACCCGAGGCCCACGCCCCGAGAATTTTAAAACACCAGCGCCATGGTGAGCGACTTGGCGGTGTTGTTACCCCCGGCAGCTTCCACGGTGACCTTGGCCCGAATGTATTGCCGCACATCAGATGGCAGGCGCACTTTGCGAATGACAGCGGCGGCACCGGCTCCACCCGCGCCCGTGACTTCCATGGAGGCAAGGGCAGCGATGGTGGCGAAGGTGATGCCATCTTCCGAGTCCTCCAGGGTGACAGTGGCCTTCTTCGTGTCAGCCAGTGAAGGCAGGGCCGGAAGCGCGAGTTCCACCTCGAAGTGGCACTCGTGGGGAGGCTTCTGGATCAGGTTGAACGGATCAATGGTTGCCGTGGCAGCAGCGGCAGGCAGGGCTACCGTGCGGATGAGTTCAGCGTCTTTGAGAGCGTGCATAAGGATGATGAATGATGAGGGTTGCTTTGATCACGTCTCGTCGTTGGCGATGGAGGCCGTGCGGATGATCGGGATACCTTCCCACTCGGTGGGCAGTGGCGCGGGCGTGCCGTTGGCGGTGGTGGCCGTGCGGCTGTTGCGCAACTGTTCGCGGGAGCGCCCGTTCATGAGGATGTGCGTCGGCTCGAAGCCGAAGTCGGTGAACTTCTCGTAGGCTGAGTAGAGCAGCGCGTCGTTGAGGCTCTTTTTGCCGTTGCCGGACTCCTCTACGTTCTTGATGCGCACTGCACAGTTGCGGTTGGCCAGGCGCATACCTATACGGCCTGTCATCCAGTTGGTGTAGGCCTTGTAGGGGTTGCCTTCGGCATCATAGACCGTTTCCAGATCCCAGGTGTCTTGGAGGCGGATGGACTGTGCGTTGCCGAACAGAAACTCGACACACTCGCGGCCCAGGCGCAGGAACCAGACCGAGGATTTGGAAGCTGCACCACCGGCATCCACCAGGTGCGCGGCATCGGCTTTGATCTGCGCAAGCAGACCTGGGAAGCCTTTGCTGTCGTTACCCGTGCCATAGTAGAACTGCGAGCCAATGTATTGCATCGCGGCCTCGATCACGCCCGAGGCATGGTTTTCGAGCAGGCGACCTGGATCACGGGCACCATCCACGATCTGTGCATCTACAGCGATCTGGTGATCGAGGATGTGCGTTTGGAAGGTGCGCGTTTCGTAGCTGGACTTGCTGCGTGGCACGCCCTCGTTGGCGTTGCGGAAACGCACGGAAGGCAGGCCGGTGCGGACGGTCAGTTCCATTGTGGTGCCGGTCATGGTATCGGCGGGCACAACGGTGAGTTCGGGAGCCATTTTCACGGCTTCCTCAATGAGCGGGTAGCCGATACCGGCGTCCAGCTTGGCGATGTCGAGAAGGGTGGGGACAGACATGGAGGTCTAGGACTTGAGGGTGTGTGATTGGGATGGATCAGGCTTTGGCGAACTGGCGGTTCCAGACCTCGGCGGCGGTGGTGGGCGCTTTGTCCCCGGCGGGTGTGATCTTGGCGGGCACCTGCGTGCCCATTTCAGCGGCGATCTGCGCGGCTTTGGCAGCGGCACGCTTGTCGAGATCCTGCTCGCGGGCGTTGAGGTCACGCACCTGCGTTTCGAGTTCGCCCACACGCTTGCACTGACGCTCGACATCACCCTGAACAGCGATGAGCTGGCCTTTGAGTGTGTCACGTTCCGTGCAGACCTGCTGCAAGGCTGTTTGATGAGCCTGCTCTTTGGTGGTGAGGCTGGCTTTGAAGGTTTCGACTTGGGCGGAAGCGTCGGTCATCAAGCTCTCGCGAGCTTTGGCATCGGCTTCCAAGGTTTGAATGCGAGCAAGCGCATCAGTGAGTTGTTCTTCGGCGGTTTTCATCAGGGTGGATGTCCGGGAAGGCGTGTCAACTCGGGTGGCTGTGAGGGACCGCAGACGGGCGATCACCTCGTCGCGACTCTTGACCGTGCCGGCCAGGTTGAAGCGCTGAGCCTTGCGGGCGCTAAAGCTCTGTCCTTCCATCGCCTCGTCCGGGATCTTGCGGCCACGCGCGAGCACGGCGGTTTTGAAGTCGGCGGCGACTTCCTCAATGTCGGACTGGATCAACGCACGCTGCTCTTCGCTCAGCGACACACCGGGCGTGCCCATGCCCTTGAACTTGCCTGCGGCAAACACTTCTACTTTTAATCCCTGGCTGCGGAACTTTTCGGCGCTGTCGATGAACGGCAACATCACACCAATGGAGCCGACACGCGCACTCGGTGTGGCATAGACGGCATCGCACTGGGACGCGATCCAGTAGGCGGCGCTGCACATCTGGCCTGCGCTGAAGGCGTGGATGGATTTGAGCTTGGCCGCATCCGCCACGGCCTGGGCCAGTTCGGGCGTTCCATTGACCGTTCCGCCTGGTGAGTCGATGTCCAGCAGGATGGATTTCACTTCATCCCGTGCGACCGCTTCTTGAATCGCTTCCGCCACCTGGTTCATGTCGGTCGCACCAAAAAGCAGCGAAGAGATCAGATCCGGGTCGCGCATGAGCGGGCCGTGGATGCGAATGATACCAACGCCATCCTCCACGGACAGAAGCGGGTTCGATGAAGGCTCAGGCAGCGTCAGACGCGCATCGAAGAACGCCATGGCTTGAGCTGCCATGCTGTGCATGGCCTCGGAGGTGATGAGCCAGGGCTGGCGGGAGAGAAGCGAATCGAGCGCGGTCACGCCCCGTTTGGAGTGTCAACAGCAGCAGGTGGCGGTGCAGGCACGACTGAGCCACCGCTGGGCTTCCACAGCATGTCGAGAGGCACCCCGTATTTGGTGGCGGTTTCGAGGATCATCTTCGCGTCACGCGCACGCCGTTCGAGTTCCTCACCGAAGTCCGCGCCCAGTTCCTCGTAGTGATCGCTGATGGTCTTGAGCCCCATCTCGACATCGGAACGGTTTTGCTGCGCTTCACGACCTGCATCGACGCTGAGCTTGCGCGGACACACGCAGCTAATTTTCCACCATCCCTGGACGGGCGGAAATTCGCCACGAGCAATCGCATCACCGATCACATAGAACCACACGGGTTTGATCAGTCGTTGGATGAGGATCATCTGGCGGTAGGAGAACCGTCGATCTGCCTTGGCCACGACCAATCGAACGCCTGCTCCACCGACCTTGGATGAGTCTGCCGCGAATTCATAAGGCAGCACGCCAAGCGCGGAGTCACGGCGCAGATGCTCCAGGAACCCGGTGAACGTCGGGCTGGGCCGCTTCGGCTCGAAGGAATCGAGCGATTCGTTGGGCTTGAGGGCGACCAGTTTCCCGCCGGTGATCTGCTGAAGGGTGGCCGGGCTGCTAGCTTCGCTGGCGGCGGCCTGATCACCTTCGATGGCAAAATCTGAATCATCCTTCAGATCACCTGTCTCCGTCTTCAGCACACGGGTCACGTCGCAGTTGTCCTTCACGGCGTGCTTTTCCAAAGCGATCAGCTCCATCTCGTCGATGATGTGATTGATGGAATGCTGGATCGTCGGGGCGTTGCGAACGCTCGTGGCGTTCTCCGGCTCAAACACATGCAGCACGCTTTGGGCAGGCAGCTCACGCGCACCTTTGTCCTCGATCACTCGATACGAAACCGGCGCTCCCCAGGCATCCAGGGTGATGCCGTGGTAGCTTTTGGCGGCCGTGTTGCCATCACCGATGCGGTGTGACTCGATCAACTGAAGCGCGGCAAGCCCAAGTCGGCTGCGGGTAAGATGAATGAAGTATTCACCGTCCACATCCATGCCGCGACACACTAGCGACTGCACTTCCTCAAAGCTGAACCTGCCGGTGACTTCGCATCGGGCTGACCAGCCACGGAAATAGGCTTCCGCTTTGCGGTTCCATTCCGGGTCATCCGACTGTGCTTGCGGGCGAATGCCATCTCCTGTGGAATAGATCGCCATGTTGCTGACCATCTCACGCACGAAGCCGGAGTTCTTGGCGAGGTAACGCGCACGCTTCACCAACTCACGATGAACATGAGGCGTGAGGTCCTGCTTCGCATCACGCGGGGAGGCGCCAGGCACCTGACCTCGGCGCGGCGATGGATTGGCGGATTCGTAGATCGAGCTGACGGCCCTGGGCTTGAACCAGCCATTCACCCATTGGAGAAGTGGATTCATGGGGCGATGCGGCGGATGTGGGAAGTGGTGATCCGGCGGCGACGTTCATAGGTGGTTGGAGCCAGAACGCGCAGTGCATGGACGCATTCATCGAGCGTCTCCTTCACGGTCATCGGGAACTGCTTGGAAGCATTGGAGCCGCTGTCGCCCCAGCTCATGAGGGTCTTGCCCTCCAAAAGCATCTGCTTGGCTTTCGCCTGGATGTTGAGAACTTCTGCGACCGTGAAGCCGACGGTGAACAAACCTTGCGCCATGCTTGGGCGTGAGCTGTCAACGAGCCGCTGGTTCCTTCAGGTCACGTTTGATCTCATCCACGGTGAGCCGGATGTAGTTCACGTCTGTCTTCACGACATCCGTGCTGCGCTCCAGGAGTTGGATCTTCACGTCGTGGGATTCAAGTCGCTGCCGGTCCTCGTTGCGCAACAGTTCGAGGTGGCGAAGGGTGCTGGTGTGAACGCCCCAAGCAGTGGCACCGGCGATGACCAGTGACAGGATCTGCACGACATGCCCGAGGCTGATGGTGGAATCATAACGTGGCTGAGTCATGAACTGATGAGCTTGAGGATGGAGGCTGGTGTGATGAACCCAAGGGTGACGAGGCTGCCGCTCCCCTTCAGCGGACGAATGCGTGCGGTGATCCAATCGCCCTCGCGTTCTTTGGCAGCGGAGCTTGGATCGAGAGACGTGTTGCCCTCGATGGTGGACATGCTAACGCCGCGCACGGCTGTCACGATGCCAGCATGGCCGTTGGAGGTAGCGCCGAGGCGTGCCAGCCAGATGGCACCAGGAGCCGCAGTCGGAGAAAGCAGACCCAGCTTGCCGAAGTTGGCTGCACTGGTGACGCAGTGAGGTGTCATGACCGACTGCCAGCGTTTGATCTGCTCCGGCGTGGCAGACAGTGAGCGCAGCGCGGCAATCACCATGCCTTCACAGAACGCGGCGCAATACGCCCAGCCTGGTTCCCAGGGAGACGAGCGCATGAGCGAGCGCAGTTCATCGACCAGGGCGCGATCAGGTCCAGCCGTGCTGGGGTTGTCCCAGTCGGCGTTGGGTTTTACTTCACGCAGGCCAATGAACCGACCCGCCTGTCGCATGACAGCCGTTGCCAGAGAGTCGGAGGTCATTTCTTCCTCCAGTTGATGCGCACACGACCATAGGCGGCGGTGGCGAGACCACCGAACTCGGCAATGGTGTCCCAGTTGGCGGCGGCAATGGCCACCATGCCCTGAGCTTCGTCCGTGGGGAGATGGAGGCCGAAGAGACGGCCAAGAGCACCGACCGCAGAAATGACGATGCCCGCATAAGTGAGCTTGCCCTGAAGAGTTTGAGTGGGGTTCATGCCCCGTGGAGCCGTGTCAATCTGCGGTGGGTTCGTCGTCCTCTTTGATCTCGGCATCCGCCTTCACCGACTCCTGTCCCACCAGTTTGAGCATCACCGCTGCGGCCACCTGCATGGCTTCACAATCCCAGTAATGATTGGGCCGCTTGCCGATGCGTTCCCACAACCACTTGCCGCCTTTGCGGACACGCTGCTCGCTCTCCATCTGCGTGAGATAGTCATCTCCGGCATCCTCAGCGATTTCCCAGGTGGGGCCACGCTCCGGGTCCTGATTGCGGCGCAGTCGCGCGAGCATGTCTTTGATGTTGAGGTTCGACCAGTAGAACACTGAGCAGGTCTGGCCGCGTCCTAGCACCACCTTGCGGCGAGGGGAGTAGAACCGATGCACGCTCCGGCCTTCCTTGGTGCGGTGAACGTAGGTGGCACGACGGTCGCCCATGAGAGCCACCCAGCCGTGTTTGGCGCATTCGCGATACACGTCATAGGTGGCGTGGCCGGCATCGACGAATACCAGGTTGGAGTGAATGGAAAAGCGTTCCTGCAAGGTGAGCACTTCGTCCCAGGTGGGCACGCGCTCACGCCACACCAAACGCGAAGAACCTTCCAACGACCAGCCACGCACGATCACGAAGAAGTGATCCATCTGGCAGTCCACCGTCATGAATCGAAGCGGCGACGCCACCTGATCAGGATCGAAGGGAGGCGTGAGGAACTTGCCCTGCCGGTTCACCGCCGCCTCATCGTCCCAAGTTTCACCGAGACGATAACCGCTGGGAGTGATCTCCAATTTAAAATCCTCCAGGTAGTCGCGCCATGGCAAAGCAAGGCGCTTCTGGTAGAACTGACGCAGTGGTTCCAGATCGCCCTGCTTCGCAGCCGCCTTGGCACGCAGATACAACTCAGCAAGCCTGCCCCAGCTCATCGCGCAGAGGGCGTTCCAATGAAACCCGACGTTCTCCGGTGACGCGTTCAGATTGGTGCGCACATAACGACCCGTGGTGCTGAGCACACGTCGCGTGCGGTCGCTGTCATCGAACGCATGACCGCAGCCTTCACAAGTCAGCGAGGCGGTCTCGCGCACGCGGGCGAAGTTCCATTCGCCATCATCATCGCGGGCGTCCTTGCTCCATTCCACGTTCTCCCATTTGAAAGGCTGGCGGAGGTCACAGTGCGGACACGCAAAGGTCCACTCGCGCATGTCAGTGGTTTCAAACTTGCGGTGAGTGTCATCGTTCTCTTCCCCGCCCTGGGACATGAAGAGGCACTTGCCCAGCCAGCCGAAGGCGGTGACACGGGCTTCCGCCTCCGCCATGTGGCCCACGGGCCAGCGCCAGGTTTCATCGCCGATCAACCAGCGGATGGAGCGGCGTTGCAGGTTGGTCTTGTTGTGGGCACCAAGCACCCAGAGCGTCATGCCATTGGAAAAATGCTTGGTGCTCGTCTTGAGCTTGTGCCGGTCACGCGGGTAGAGCGCCTGCACGCTGGGGCACTCATCAAACACTCGGCCAAGGCGGCTTTCGGCCTGATCTTTCGCGTCATCATCGGTCTGGTCGAGCCAGAGCGCGGGTCCCGGCAGGTTGGGGATGATGTAGCAGAGGCCGATCTCACCGATCGTGGTCTTGCTCGATTGGATCGCCGCAATGATCGAAACGATCCGAACCTTGGGATCAACCAGAGCTTCAAGGGGCTCCTTCAACCACGGTGAGTTGTCCGCACGAAATCTGCCCGGAACCGGCGAGTAGGGGATGGAATGAATGTGTTCCTCCGCCCAGGCCCATGGTGGACGGCGGTCAGGTGGACGCCATGCTTCGCACCAGATTGCTTCGAGAATGCTCACTCAAACGGCGCGAAGTCAAAATGCGACGACAGGAAATGTTCCCGAGCTAGAATGAACGATGATCCGGCCAGTCCTTACCGCCTTGCTGCTTGCGACCACAGTGTTCTTTAATTCTTGCGCATCCCACCCTGTGAAACCGCTCGCAACCGTTCCCAAAGTCGAGTTGCCCCGTTACATGGGCAAGTGGCATGAGGTGGCCAGGTTGCCCATGTTCTTCCAGCGTGGCTGCGTCAAATCCACCGCCGAGTATGCGATAAAACCAGATGGAGCGGTATCAGTCATCAATCGCTGCCTGAAGAACGGAAAGCCAAAGCAAGTCCGAGGGACGGCGACCGTGGTTGATGCCCGAAGCAATGCGGTTCTCGAAGTGCGATTCAATGAATGGTTCTCCGTCTTCATTCCTCGTGCGAAACAGGGGAACTACTTCATCGTCTGGCTTGCGGCGGACTATTCCGCCGCCGTCGTGGGAACGCCGGATCGGAAGTGCCTTTGGATCTTGGCGCGCACGACCAGCCTGCCAAAAGCCACCTATGACGAGATCGTCGCTCATTGCAGCGGGCTTGGTTTCCCGGTTGAGAGTCTGATTGTTGAGAAGGCTCAGCAGCCCTGAGTGCATCACTTCCCGCCCTCATGGAGGATGGTGAGCACCTCATCAATGGCTTTACGGCACTCCTCTTGAATGCCCGTCGCATCGAGTCCAGACAGGATCGGTGGCAACTCTGACTCGAACTTGTTGCGCAACAAGGCGGTGGCCCGCCCGATCTGCGTCGTCCATGTGCGCCTCACTTCTTCGACGGTCACATAAAGTCCTTTGCGGACTGCGACCTTGAGTTCGCGTTCTTCCACTTCGGCGAGCAGTTTGCGGGCACGCAGGGCGGTGTCGAAATCAGTGCCTGGCTCGGCTCCCTTCAGGTCATGCCGTTTCATGAACTCACGCCATGCGGCCACATCGTGCAGGCCGTTAGCGGCGGCCTGTGGCGCGTCCTTGCGCTTCTTCCACGTGGTGATCGACTGCCGCGTTGTGCCAAGGAATTCGGCCAACTCCACGAAGTTGCGGGCGAAGGCGGGGCCGCTTCCACCCGCCGTGCTGCTGGCGAGATTTTGCAGCATGCTGCGCTCCGCTCGCGTCAGCTTGCCTCCCTTGTGAACGCGTTGGACGAGATTGGCGAGATCCTTGTTGAGGAGCTTGCGGGCGAGATCAGGCGGGAGCGAGGATTCCATGCTCCGCAGGCTGCGAAGTCAACGTCACTTCATCGCCAGCAGTTTCATCAACGCCACCACGGCATAGCCACGCGGTGTGGCGCGCTCCTGCTCCCAGTTTTCCAGCGTTCGCTTGCTGATGCCAAGAAACTCCGCCGCATCACGCTGGCTGAACGCCTTCTTCTCCCGCCATGCCTGAAGTGCACGGGCGAATTTGCGGGGAGTCACCCCTTTGGGAAGTTTCATGGCAGCCATACGCAAGTCACGCATAGCCCGCATCTGACGTCAACGCCGTTGACACTTCTCGCGGTGCGTGAGTATTCCCATTTACTGCGCCCACACGCGGCTCATTGATCCCAACACGCTGAAGCCTAACCCGGCCAACCCGAACCGGCACAGTGCGCATCAGATCGCCTTGCTGGCCTCCATCATTCAGGAGCAGGGCTGGCGGAACTCGATCACCCTCTCCAAACGCAGCGGGATGATCGTGCGCGGGCATGGTCGGCTGGAGGCGGCGCTTCTGATCGGCTGTGAATCCGTGCCGGTGGATGAGCAGGACTATGCCAGCGAAGCCGAGGAACTCGCTGATCTGCTCGCGGACAACCGCCTCGCAGAACTGGCGGAACTTGATGAAGGTGATTTGAAGCGGCTGCTCAAATCCATCCAGGAAAGCGATCCCTCCTTTGATCTCGAACTCACAGGCTTTGCCGAAGACGAGATCCGCAAACTGTTCGACGCCGAAGACCCCGCCGAGGAGATGGAAATCATCCCCCGCATGGAGTGTCAGGCGTTCGAGCACCACGACTACCTCGTCTTCATGTTCCATGACCTGCGCGACTGGATGCAGGTGCTTCAACTCATGGGCGTGCGTGAGGTGGATTACTCGATCACACGAACCACCAAAAAACTCGGCATCGGCCGTGTCCTCTATGGAAAACGCCTCCTCGATCTCTGCAAACGAGCCGCTCTGGCCGGAACTCCAACCCCTGAGCCTGCGCCTGGTCATCCTGAGCCGCAGTCGGGCGCGAACGATGACCAGCCACAAACTGTTCCCGAACGCCACGCTGCTCGTGCCGGAAAGCGAGCTTGAGCAATATGCCCACATCCCGTTGGAGAAGGTCACGGTGCCTGATGCCGTGATGGGTATCTCCTCGTTGCGCAACTGGCTGCTCCAACACTTCAAGGAGGACGCGATCATCATGCTCGATGACGACATCAGCGCCTGCGTCTGCATGGTGTCGCTTCGCTGCCGAAAGCTGTCCGTGGAGGAAACGCTGCAAATGCTCAGCAACTCGGCCTACAATGCCCGTGGAGCTGGAGCACGCCTGTTTGGCTGGCATCAGCGCAGTGATCCGCGCCTGCTGCAACGCAATGATCCCTTTGGCGTGAATCATTGGGTGGGCGGAGCGGTTGGTGTGGTGCGCGATGCTGAAGGTGGAGTGCCGGTTTGGGATGAACTACTCAAGTGCAAGTGCGACATCGACGCCTCGCTCCAGGAGCTTCTCGACAATCGCCTGGTCTGGAATGAGGCGCGATTCTGCTTTGTGCAGGAGCGCGACAAGAACCTGGGCGGCAATTCATTGTTCCGCAGCGCAGAGCGCATCGCCACGGAGAAGCGGCATCTGAAGCGCAAGTGGAAGGCCCACATCGACTTCGGTGACTACAAGAGCCAGGACCGCGTCGCAATGAATGCCCCGCGCCGTCAGAGCATCGCACTTGGATGA